GTGTTCCGGCCCATACACCTATTGTAGCTGTAGTGGTTGTAGCACCTGTAATAGCTGGTTCTGTTAGAGCGTTACCACTAACAGCTGTTATATCTAAGTTATACCCTGGAGTTCCTGAAGCAGGTGCACTGGCTGTTTGGGTATTAGTAATTAATGTTAGTGCTGTGGTACCGTCATAGACCTGTAGTAAACCACCACTGCCAGTCCATGTAGCAGTTCCAGCACCACTAACAGGTACCGTTAGGCTATCATTAGTATAGTATACTGTAGTCGCGCTTACACCGTTAACGCCTATAGTTCCAGGCTTTACCTTAAAATATTTTTGTACTACATTTACAACAGGTTTTGCTGTTCCTTGAGAATTTCTAATCGTTACTGGATATGTTACTGTAGCATAGTCTTGACTCAATCCAGTAATATTACCATAAGAATATGTATTTCCGCTACTTGTAGGTGTTGCCAGTGTTACACTACTGACTGGATTTTGTACAGGAGTACCAACACTAAAAGTATTTGCTCCTGTGGTACCATAGGCTAGGTTCTTGCCATTAACAACAACTGTAATATCTGTACCAGTATTTGTTAGTACGGGATTATTTCCACTACTATCTGTACTTACAGAAATATTTGGAGAACTCAATACTACTTCTACAACATCATCTGACTCTTTTCTATAACCAACATTGTATATAGCGCTACTAGATACAAAGCCTACAGAACTGCATTCTACTTTAAAAGCAACACTAATCCCTGTACTTAAGTATCCTTCATACGCTGCACTGGTTACTATTAGAGTGCTGGCAGTTTGTCCACTAATAACAGTCCAAGTATTAGGTGCCAAACTGTTACTCCAACTCCATACATAGGTTGGAGTTGGAGCATTTGTAGGAGTTGCTGTAAAAGTTACACTGGCTGGTAATACACTGGTATCTAGTTGTTTTAAAAATTCTGTTGCTGTAGAAGTCACTGTAACACCAGTTACAGTGGTTCTATAAGTACTGCCATCTAGCTCTAATTGACGTGAATTAAGTGTGGTAGCCATATTATACTATTACCTCAACTTCTACTTGTTGTTTATTCCAATCTGGTGCCAGTCTTATAACTTGACCAGTTTTTCCACTGCTCAACCCAAATCTGTGGTGTGTTAAAGTAACACCTTGCCCAAGTACCAAACTTAACAGTCTGGGTTTACCAGTAAAACTGTAAACCACTCTTTGGTCATCAAAGTAATTATTCAAACGGGTTGCTTCTGCTGTTGCATCGGCTGTAGATATCAAAGAGGTTGGCTTTTCGATTGGATCTACATCCAGTCTATAAGTATTTTTAATAGTTGCATTAGAGGCTGTGGTAGTAAGCCATTCTGTTGCAAAACTGGTTTTGTGTTGATCTGGTATTGAACTCAACAATCCAGACTGTACAGTGTAATTTTTACCGTACGCCAGTTTAAAAGCTGCTTTAACACCCAGTCTTCTAGATATACTCAAACTGTCAAATAACATATCGTCCTGATTGATTGACACACTGGTAACAGTGGAAAGTGCTGTTCCAAACTGAATTAATCTCAATAACCCTGTTCTACTCATAATGAGTTGACCACCAACGCTATAAGCCAAGTCTTTGCATACTGCCAAAACGTTGTCCGAACACTGCGCTAACAGTCCTATTTCTGCTGTTTGATTGAATGCGTTAAATGTGGGTAAATCTAACTCATTTACCGATAATCTGGTAGAGGCTTTGCCATATTGAGTGGCAATAACTGCTATTGTATTTGGTATGGTATTTGTATAGGTAGTAGAATTCACTACTCCAGTGGTTAAATTAACTGTTTCTTTTATACCCTGTACAGAACAAGTTACAGTTCCAGAGGGCGTTCTTGTTAGTGTAAAAGTACTAGTAGCTAAATTAACTGTGGCTCCAGTACCCAAGGTAGCATGTCCTGGTATGTATATAGGTACACCATTATCACGGATTTCTAATAGTGCTTCACTGCCACCATTGGCACTAAATCCAGTATTTTGTGCTGGATTGTCAGAGCTAAATACATACTCTAAGGTTGCGGGGTTTATTAGTACAGGAGTAATATTAAATACTTCTCCAAAAACGATTGGCCTTGAAGTATCGGCATTTTGCTGACCTTGTGCCCAAGTTCCATAAGTACCGATTTTATTTTCGCCCAGTGGAGAATTCAATCGTTCCAACTTATCTCGTACTCTGAAGTTGATAGTCCTGGTAGTTCGTGAATCAATGTCGTCGACAACACCATCAAAGATTGTTAAAAAATTACTGGCTATATTGGCCAAGCTATACTGCCAGCCTGGATCTCCATAGTAGACCTTTATAGATCGATTACTCCAGACGTACTTTGTACTGTCTAAATAGTTGTCTAATTCACCATTGAGATTGTACAATTCAATGTCACCAAAACTCATGGAAACCGAGCCGTCTTCTGATATGGACTCTTGAAAACCCACAGTACCAGCTACTACAGGATTAAAAAGTACACCATCTGTTGTAACATAGCCAGTGGTTGAAAAATAGAATGTATTTTCTACAGTAGTTAAAACATTGTATGCTGTAACAACCACCAAAACAACTCTTATTGAAGCTGGATTTTCTAACCAGGCTTGACTATATGACATACCTTCTCCTGTGATACAACCTCCGGGATTGTTAATCCCGGAGGTTGATATTACCTACTATTAGTAACGTTTCCATTCCATTTCTTGCGTTTGTCTGGAATACCAGTCACCAGTACTACCGGCCTCTTCAACTGCTTGGCTAACTGTTTGGGCGTTATCGTTAACCACTTGAGCATTACTTGTAATAATTGCCCCTGTCTGAGCCTGTTGTTCAGCACGTAAATTTGCTAGTTCTGTTTGTAATTGTGCTAGTTTTATGTTTGTTTGTACCAACTGTTCAACCACTGCTTGGTCTGTGACGTTTGCAGGAGCAGGATTTGCTGTGGGTGCAAGGTACGCTTCTTGAGCTGCTGCAGTTGCTGCTGTTGCAGTTCTGTATTCAGCTAAAAGTGCGGACGTAGATGCGGCAGTTGTTATTGAACTCTCGTTTATAGTATTTAGGAAAGTTGCTTGAGTTTGTAGTTGTTCTAATTGGAGCTCAGCATCGGTTTTTTGTGCTGTCAACACTGCTTGACTTGCATCTACAGCATCTACCACTTTGTTAAAGTCTGAAGTGTACTGACTTCCGCTGGCGAATAGAGTGCGTGACAGTTGCAAGAACTTGTCTGCAGCTGCTGGCAGTTTAGAAATAGCATCATTTCTTGCTGCTATTTCAGCTTCTGTACCTGCAGGGCCTAGTGCTGTGGATTGCAGTCTTTGGAACTCTGATTGACTTTGCTGATATTTCTCAAGAGGTGTCAGTGTTGATAGTTCGCCGCCCATTAGGGTAGTGCGATAGTTGCTTAAACTGTCAATTGCTGATTTTAAGGAGTTAACTGTATTTTTTAATTTGTCTTGTTGCTTGATGAGCTTGTCTTTTACAGTCTGCTCATCTTCTAGTGCATAGATATACTTTTGATTTGCGATCAATATGTCGGATTGTGCTTTTGGATATTTAGCCAGTTCTGCCAATTCTTCGTTTCTTTGAAGTGCCAGCAGTTCTTCTGACTTACCAAGGAGCCTATATATTTCCTGTTGCTGATTCAAGGTCTTAGACCTCATTTCTTCAACACTCAGTGACTTGTTGGCTTCTTTGTAGACTTCTGCAAATCCAGGGGCTAAGTTCATCAAAGTATTGTAGAGTTCGCGACCTGCTGGTACAGTTAGATCAATAGACTTAACTACATTTTTAAACTCTTCGCGAGTATCTACAAAGCCAAGACCTAGTTTACCCAATTCAGTAGTAACTGCTTCTTGTACTGGAGCCAGTCTCTCAGCTTCTGTCAAGAAGTTTTCTGCAAAGAAGTTGGTTCTTTCTACAAACTGTTCTAATCCACCAGCAAGATCTACTAGGGCATTAGATATTTCTACCTTTTTAAATTGTTTTTCTGCTTCAGTTAAGGATCTAGTATCGGTTCGTGTTATAAGACCACCAAATCTTCTAGTGGTTTCTGTAATTGTTAAGGCATCCAACTGGGCGTCTACAGATTTACCTATTGAAATCATAGCCAGATCAAATACTTGTACTTGACGAGCCAGTCGTATAATAGTCTCTCCGGCTTCTTCAAAAGGCTGAGCAAATATTTCAAATTGAGGTAACAAGTCTTCAGCCATTTTATTAAAGGCAATACTGACTTCACCGTTAATGGCTGCTGCCAATTCTTCTGGTTTTAGGTCTTTGCTCTGTATCTTGAAATCTTCGATCAAGTAACTAGAAAGTTGAGTAGAAAGATCTACTCCTAACACTTCTCCAGCACTAGCCAAAGCATCACGTACACCCATAAATAGATTACCGACAATATCCTTGAGTGAATCTGTGGCCTCTTGAGTTTCCATAGCAAAAGTAGTCTTGTCGCTGCGGAACCAGCCGCCCTTGCGTACAGTTTTTACATTTGCCCACTCCTGAATAACACCCTTGGTTCCTGCAATTACATCGTCTAGAGTACCATTTACAGCTAAACCAAAGGCTTCGATAGTTTTGGTGGTTTGGCCACCAAATATACTACCAATCAACTTGCCTAAAGGTTTTGCAAATAATAATCCCAGCCCTGGTAGAAGCAATCCGCCCAGGGCTGTTGCAGCTCCGGCTGCAAGACTGCCAATTGCTCCGCCTATTAGTGGGACTCCACCTATGCCTGCTACAAGGCCGCTGACCCCAAAGCCTAGTCCTGCGCCTGCGGCAGCACCAATGGCATTTCCGCCGAGATAATTACCACGCACTTCACCAGTTCTAATACTTCCGGCTAGAGAGCCTTCGGCTTGTGGTCCGATACTTCTCAGCATGGCTGCTGTCAATCCACGAGTATTTTTCTCGATAGACTTTAAGGCATCTACCATCTTGTTGCTGTATTCCAAGTTGTTGAAAGTATTTTTACTCACCAACTCCAGTGACTTAGAAACACTTGAAGCTTTGGCAGTGGGATCTCCTAATACTCCGCCTTCGCGAGTTACTAGTTTGCCGTCTCTGTAAGTTTGTCCAGTACCTTGAACCTTGTTTTGTTCTTCGGCTGTAAAACCAGCAGGAGGTGCTTTGCTGCCCCCACCAAAAGCGCTCAATCCAATTGCTGCAATTATAGCTGCTGCAACAGGAGGACCAAATACACCCAATTGGCTGGTTATTTTACCAAATATTTCAGTAACATAAGTACCTGCTCTGGCCAAGAAACCTGCACCAGTTGCTGCGGTTTGAGCACCTTCGGCACCAACGTGAGCAGCAGTTCTGCCTGTTTCAACTGTTACCTTGCTGACTAGTTCCTTTACGTCCATGGCCAATCTGGCAATGTGTAGTGCTTTTTCTAACGTACCAAAAATCTTGTAGGCTGTGGTCTTTTCCTTGAACAAGGTTTTGACGCTGCCCATCAATCTGGCATTGTCTGAGATCTCGTCTTTTGCACGTTGTTTATTTAGATCTGCTAAATCTTGAGTTAGTTGTATTTTCTTTTTGTCGTCTTTTTCGGTTGATATTTTCTTGTTTAGGTCTTCTCTTGACTTATTGTACTGCTCCTGGGCTTTACTAGACTCGTATAGTGCTGTTACCAGGCCAGACACTGCGGTACCCATAGATGTAAATACGCTTTCAAATCCTTTGAGTGCATTCAATGAACTATTAAAACCATCTTGTTCTTTTTTAGCCTTGTTAATAGCTCCTGCTTGATCTAGTTGGGCTTGTGTTACTGATTTTATACCAGCTACTTCTGCCCCATACTTTGTTTGTAAAGCAGTTAGCTCTAAAGCGGCAGCGGCCGATACAGCGTTTCCTTCTCCACCAGTTAAAGCTAGTTGTGTAGCTATTTGTCTATACAGCTCATCTTGTCTGATTTTGTATTGAGTTGTAAGGGCTGCTTCTTTTCTTTTTGCTTCTTCTGTGATCTTAGATACTTCCGCCTGATATTTTAAACTAGCTATATATTGATCTGTATACTTACCTGTTTGATCTGCAGTAGCAAGTTCTATTTCTGACAACTTTGACGCTGTGTCTTGTCTTATATTAACAGTGTCTTGAGCTATCTGATTCAACTTTACTTCTTGTTGTGCTATAAACTCAACACGCTTCTGTTCATTCTCAATTAAAAACTGATAATAAGACTGTTCAGCCTTTTTGCGTTCTTCAGTCTGTTTTTCCGTAACTCTAACGGCTTCTTGACCTTGTTCTTGTAGGGACTTTAGAGCGGCCTGTCTGTCTTTGTCCGTACTTCTCTTATCACTTAAAGTTCTTTGATTTTTATCTATTTCTTTTTGTATAGCAGAATATTCTTGTGCTTGTTTGTTTATTAGGATTTGATCGTCTAGTTCTTTTTTGCGTGAAATTTGCTGACTGTCTAGATATGGCAGCGCTTTAGTTTCAATATCAAAAAATTGTTTTTGAGTGTTAAGTCTATCAGTTTCTATGGAAAGGATATCGTTGGAGACTTTTAGCCTTCTGGCTGCACTCTCGTCTTGTGCTCTTATATCTATTGCTTTATTGCTGGCTGCAATCTGCGCTATTTGAGCATCTATATTTCTCTTTGCTAAGTCTAGGAGCTTTTGCTGGGGTGATTCCGCTCTGCCGGATTCTATATCTGAGCGTTGTTTTTCTAGAGAAGTTTTACGCTTTTTGTCTTCTTCTGACAGAGTCTTGCCACCGCTTTCTTTTAATGCCAAAGTACTTAACTCTAAAGCCAGAGTATTTTTTGCAATGGCATCTTGCACAGAGCTCTGCATTGACAACATATCTTTTTGAGATTTTAGTTGAGCTATCTGTAGATTATTAGACTGCTTTTCTAGTTCTGCACGACGAGCAATACCTGCTTCAGTATCACCAAGTCTTTGAGCAAATGCATTAGAAACAGTAATTGCAGCCTTTGCAAATGCAGCGCTAATACCGGCTTCTATGTATTTTCCGCCTGTTTCTGAAGCGTACTTTACGCCCTTTTCCAGATTTTCTCCAGCCTTGTTAACTACATTAACAGCTGCTTCTCTTGCAGTTTTCATTGCTTCTACTACTGCAGTTGTTGTTTGTAGCTCACTATCCTCTCTTGTGGCGCGAGCTCCAGACCTAGAAGTATCTCCTGCACTTTTAATCAACTCTTTTTGTCTGACTGTTCGCTTTTCTATTTCTTGGTTGTATACGGCTAACTCGGCTGCTGCTCTTTGTATCTGCTCGCTATCTTTTGCAAACTCTTGGCCTACTGTTCCAAGAAGAGCCTGCTTACTAGCACTTTTTGAAATTTCTACAATTGCTGCCAGTCTATTTTGTGGATCTTTTAAGGATGCATCTAACTTTGTACCTATACCCACTAATTCAGCACCAAATTTTGCAACTGGATCTGTAGGTAAGCTAGAAGTAACAAAATCTTTTAGTGTTTTTTCGGCAGTATCAAAGGCAGAAACTAATTCTTTTCCTTTTGAAGCAGTATTGGCAGTTTCTACACCTATTTGTTTCATGAGGGCAGCTACTTGCGGTGCCAGCATCATGAACTTTTCTGGTGACTCAACCAACAGTTTTCTCAATGCTTCTTGGTCTGTAGGATCTACCTTGAAAGCTTCTTTAAATTTCTGTATTGCATCTGACTTTTGAGGGCCTTCAGCCATTACTTTAAAAGACTGTGTGATTGCAAAACTGGTTTCTTTGGCTGACTGCTTTAAGAGTCCCAGGCCTACGTTGGCTTTTGCAGTATCTACCAAAATATCAAACCAGTTAGCAGTTTCTACTTGTCTTGTAATTTTGTTTATTTGATCAGATAGATTGGTAGTCAGTTCGTTCAATGCTGTTGCTCTTGCATTAACAGCTTCTACTGAAATTTTAGCAAGTGGATCTTTTTTCTCTAAGTCGCTCAACACAGAGTTTACAAACTTTGCAGACTCGTTCAACCTGTCAAATCCTTTGGCTGCTTCTTCTGCTTCTTTTTGATTATTGGAAGCAAAACTACTTATAACTTCCCAAGCAGCGACTACTGTGGCTACAACCATACCTACCTGTCCAAGAGCTCCTACTACTCCCATTATTCTGGCACCTGCGGCCGCCAGGCCGCCAGACGCTAGGGTAGTAAATCTTGATACTCCAGTTATGCCTTTTTCTGCTATCTCTTGGTTTAATAGTGCCCAAGATTGACGTACTCCTAGTATTCTGGCATTGTCTGCAGCGGTAGATACTGCTGTTAGTCTATCTCTTTTCTTTAGGGCATTTTCATATTCTCTGGCAGCAATTGTTTCTGGATCAAATCTACCAGCAGGCTTGTCGGCAACCATCTGTGCTTTTCTAAAAGCCTCGTCTAGATCTTGTCTTTTTCTTGTTCTTTCTTCGTTGAGTCTATTTAGATCTGCTTCTCGTTGCATTCTTTGAAGTTTTTGATCTAGCCAAGATACTTCGTCTTTGTAACCCTGTACTGCTGCTTCAGATAGCTGCTTAGTGCCCTTAATTCCTGTTTGTATATACTCTTTGCGAGTATCTATCATCTTTTGAGTTGCATTTATTGTTTTCTGATCGGCTACATCAGACTGAGCTACAGCAGATCTACTCAAAGATGCTGGTATTGCTGTTGCAGTACTTGTTGTTTGTTTAGTTATTCTGTCGATTTGCTTTTCAGTTTCTTGAAGAGATTTTTGTAGGCTGGGTATCTTGAAACGTGTTTCTAAGCGGGATTGAAATTCATCTCCAAAACTTCTTTTTATTCTTTCGGCGGTCTCTGCTGCTTCGTCTGCTGCGTCTCTTAAACCCTGTCTCCATTGCCCTACTACTGGTATTACTTGTTTTAGTAATGTTACCCCAATTGCAGCTATTACTGCGGCAAGTGCAGTAGGACTTTCAGCCAATAATTTCACTACTGGGCCTAGTACTTTATTTACGACTTCTAGGCCGCTCTGCAATACGTTCTGCAGTGATGCTAATAATTTGCTATAGGGATTAACATCTACGTTAATGTTACTAAACTTTTGATTTGCTTGGTCTAATACTGCATTGGCAAAGGCTTGACGTCTTTCGAAATCAGTTAAGCTAGTGGCGGTTTTTCCTAGTGAACGTGCGTATACTTGAGCAGCGTCATCTATTTTTACGAACAACCCCAATTCATCCAATAGTTCTGGTTCTATTTTAGCAATACCACGACTCAAACGACTCAAAGCATCTGGCATACTAACACCCAATGCTAAGGATGCTTTCTTTGCTGCTTCGCCTATTTGTAAGATCTGTTTATTTGTTAGTCCAGCAGCACTGGCTTTTGCAGTTGCTTCCATCGAATCACGAAGACTGATAGCCCCATCACTGGCAAGTGCTAGGTCTTTGCTTAGACCACCCAAGTTGCGGCCACTAGCTGCACCCAACTGATCCAGTCCTTGAATCATGTTGGTGGTATCCATGGCACGACTTAAAGCACCAAATGCTGCAGTTGCGGCAAATATGTTGGCTGCAAAGGTTGCGTACAGACGTACCAATCCACCAAGTCCACGCGCTTGGTCTGCAAAGTCACGAGCAGTGCCACCAGCGGCACCTGCTGCACCTCGGGCCCGGTTGTAGGTCTCTACCTCTTGGCCGGCTATGCCTGCCGAGGCCCCAGCCATACCAGTAGGTTGTGCGGCGGCACTGCTAGCAAATCTACGGCTGCTTGGTGTACCAGAAGCGGCCTTCTGCGCTCCTTCTAAATTGTCCCTTACGGCCTGGCTCTGCTTTTGGGCCTGGTCCATGCCCTCTGTTTTTACTTTTAAGACGAATGTACTTGTATTATCTGCCATATTTTCTCCTGGCAACGACAAAAATTTAGTGTGTTGACACTTTGACCTACAAATTATACCACTGTGGGGGTGTTGTGTCAAGCTATTATTTTTTGTATGCAATAAAAAAGCCCGCTATTAGCGGGCTTTTGTGTCTTTTGGTTTGCTATCTCTGATCTGTTTAGCGCGTAACCTATCAATTTCAAGGATTAACTCATACATCATTAACCTATCGCAATCCTGAACACCATACATTTCCATTATATCTTTAAATCCTGTAAGATTTTTTCCGATATAGTTTCCACCCATATAGTCCCAATTATCCTGTAGAGTATTATAAATTTTTAGTGCTTCTTGTAACTCTAACACCAAGTCATTAAAATCTACGGGTATCTCTGCTTCTATGGGTTCGGTACCCAGCTGTTCACACATTTCAAAATATAATTCTTTTGTCATTCCTACATTACTATTTTGAAAGTATGAAGTCAGTTGATTGCTTACTTCTTGTCGCTGCTGCTCTGAAAGTTTCCCAGATCAGTTACCTGCTCTGAAACCCATGCATCAAAATTGCTGCTGTTCTTCATTAAGAATAGTGCATTTTCTTCTGTGTACTCTAGATCGTCTTCTAAATTTTGGCCAGTGAGATCTACTGGTGCCAATTGTTCTAGATAGTGCAGCTTAAAACCCTTCCATCCTTTGATGGAATTTTGTACGTACAGCTGCAAAAACAGATCGTCATTTAACTCTTCAGCGGGTTGGCGATTCTTGAAGGTAGTTTTTGTAGCTTTCTTGCGTATAGATACTAAGGTTTCTCTACTCAAAAAGCTAAGGTTTACCTTGAAACCGGGCATACCAGGAAAGTCTACTTCTACTGTCTTTGAAGGTACTAAAAGGGCTTTTAGGGAAAGGGTTGACATGTATTAATTATCCTCTTGTTAAAATAAGGGGGAGATATACTCCCCCTTATATATTAGATTAAGCGTAGTAACGTACTAACAAATCTGTTGGCTTTGTTAGGTCAAATACATTATTAGCTGCTGTTGCGCTAGGTACAAAGCCCTGAGCAGTAAAGTTGATAGTAGTACTTACAACCTGTTGAACATCTACGGCTGGAATACCAATAGTTACTGCAGGCATATCTAGAGCTACCTTAACTGTGTTACTGACTCCGCCGACCCATACTGCTAGAGAGAACATGGGTTCGATTGTTGTTGCGGCTTCTGCTACTAGATCGGCTAGAAGTTCTCCGGATTCCTTGCCAGGTAGTCCGGTGCGTAGATATGCATTTAGAGTTCCTGAAATTGCACGTGTACCTGTGTAGTATGTAACTGGTACATTAACAGTTCCAAGATTAGCAGGAGTAATATAGGTAATATTGTTATTGATGGTAATACTGCCACCAGTTAGTGGTAAGCTATAAGAATCACCAGCAGCAATCTTACTACCAATTACCTTGGTTGCAATCAGATTAACAGTACTTAACTTGTTTGTGATATACTGAGCATCTGTGGCCTTGTTTAGATAACCACCACTAGATCCTACGTCACTTGTAGTACCACCAGTGAATGTTCCACCGTTTGCTGTTACAGCAGTGGAGAATTCACGTAGAGCAGTAGCTTGACCAGTCCATTGAGCTGTTGAAATAGCGTCTAGTCCAAAGTCAATTGTTACCTGATTTAGAGCACAATTATCTACAGCATACAGTACATTGTCTACTAAGAACAACATACCAAACTTTTGTAGCTGGTTCTTTTCGCTCAAACCTGATGTTACTTGACTGTATGAAGCAGTAGCCTCGTTCCAAGCGCACTTGCTATAGCGAACTGTTGAAGCAGTTGTCAATGTTGTACCAGTAATTACTACAGTTGGGAAGTTGAATAATTGTACAGTAATGCTAGTTACTGAAGCGGTTACAACAGTGCCCGCACCATTTAACAATCTGTCATGAGTGAAAGGACTTGTACCTGCCGGTGTTGTTGTGGCAATACCAGACAGTACAATAACATCACCAACTGTTGGTAAGGTACCTGTAATTGCAGTACCAGCAATTGTTACTAAACCTGTTGCATTAGCAGTTACGGTTGTTACAGCACCCAGACTTGTTGGGGCAGCAATGGCTGTGTCTGCTAAAAGAGCATTCCACAATACAGATTCTTCTGCAGTAATCTTGTTTGGTGTGCCACTTACATTCTTGGGACGAATGTACGTAGAGAAAGAGAAGTCTACAGGAGCTAGACTTGTATTAAAGCTACGCTGGCCGCGTACTGGTGTGGAGCCTGCTTCGCTTAGAGTTACTGTTTCTTGATTTACGTTTTGTGAAAAAGTAAATCCGTCCAACACCTGAATTTCAAAAGTATTAGTATTGCTAAAGGTAGCAGTACTGGATGCATTGATAACCCCAGTTGTTGAATTAACGTTTGTAGTAAAGAATACTTTACTATTGCGTACTAAATTTAATGCCATAATTATTTCCTTTAAGGCTTTGTGCTGAGTATACCTCTACTAGACCTTTATCTGTATTTGGTTCATCAGCATTGGTTCTACACGACCTGATATCTGACCTGTAGATTTATTTCCCCTACTGCGTAGGGGTCTAATAATCCTTCATCAGTTGTGATGCTGGTTATTAATATTTCTGTGGTTTCATTACCACTTTCATCGTACTGGAGTACTCTGTTCTTGTCAATACAGGTCTCCAAGTCTTGTAGCAAGGATTCCAACTGGGTTTGGGCATCTTCGCCCTTACAGTACGCCTTGACACATATTCCCAAGAAACCCCATGTAAAGTCTCCTGGAAGATATTCTCTCATTTCACTGCCTGGTGTGACATACACACAAGGAAAGTCTTGTACTTCGTCCCAAAACTTCAACTTATTAAAACTGTTGTTGTATAAGTCTGTTGAATAGGGAGCAGTACCATTTATTTCTTTAAACTTTTCTGAGAGGGCTTTTGTAATACTACTTCTCTTACTCATACTAATACTGCCCTCATTCTGTTGGCTACTTGTGTTCCCGCTAATTCACGAATACTTTTAGAAATCAATAGCTTGGGGTCTCGTGTAAAAGGACGTTCTTGGCGACCGCCTCGGCTGAAAGTTGCATACGGGTTTTTCATGTAACTGTAGAACGCAGTTATCATGCCTTCACGACTCTCACTCATTCTTTTGACTTCTGCTGATTGTGCAAATCGGCCAGAGCGATAGTTTAATACGTCTCTGCGATTGCCAGTACCCATGTTTTTCTTGATTTGATCGTGCAGATTGCTATTGATCTGCATCATTAAAACATTTAAATTTGTTACTGCATCAGCAAGTTTGGGTAATTGTACAGTTTTTCTAACTACTAATGCCTTATTTACGGCGCTGAGCTTGGTCTTAGGTACTTTTGGTGCTTGCTTTGATGTGGTACCCTTACCAATTTTACTTTTGATAGTAGGTACTTTTGTATTCTGCTGTTTTGGTTTTGGTAAACCCCTGAGAGGATTAAATACAGTTTTATCAATAGAAGTAACTATCGAATCCGAACCAGAAGTTTCTAACAAGGTATCAAATATACTTTTACTTCTTTTTCGTATATCTTGTACTATTGCTTTTTCAGCCTCATTTACTATATTTTTACTTACATAGAAATCTGCTATTTTTTCTATATACTTGTTTAATCCTTCAAAACTTTTAAATAGTTTTGATAATTCTGTTTTAAAATCGGCTATTCTATACTGGCCGGTTCTACTATCTACACTAGCAGTATAGGCTAGTCGTCTTAATTCATTTAATCTTCTACTAATTGCTGCCAGACGTTGGCCGGCTCTTTGGTTGAGATTACTCAACTGTATTTCTACTGCAGAAGTTGCTCCGAGATTGCCGTATACTACTTTTGAGGCATCAATTTCTATGTTTAAATCTGATAGTAAATTACCTGTTAAGGAATCTGCTTCTGATAACAGTGCTAAACTATTTTCAAAGCCTTTTACAAGCTTATCGTAGTCTTGTTTTTCTTTGATATTTTCAGAAACAAAGGGTTTTTTACTAGAAACGGTGAATGAACCAGAACCTTGAGTTATTTGTAGATCAAATAATGTTGCAAACTTTATATTGAAAACACCCAACAAGTGACCTGCATCAGTATTTGCATCAATAAACTCAACTACTTCTTTTTTGTAGCCTTTATTTAATAAAAATTGCTTGAACTGTTTATTAAACTCTGCATGTTCTGTTGTTTCTGCAGTAAATCCTGTTATATTATTAGATGTATCCATATACGTTTTTGTTTTATTTGTATATGTTGTAGTATAATAGGAGTAAAACTGTTGAAATAATCCTGTAGTGCTAAGAAGATTTGCTGCTTCTTGAGATAACTGTCTTAATAAAGTGCCAGAGTTATTTTCATCTGACTTTAAGTAACTGTATATAGCTGGATACTTTTGGTATCTGTCAACATCTTCTTTGATCAACTTTTCAAAAGTTGAATTAATTGTGGCAGCTCTTCCAAACTGTTCCGACAGTAGTTGTAAGCCTCTTTGGGATACTACGCCTAACTGATCTTTACCAGTAATTTCTCTTAGGTCTGGGTCCTTGAAAATAAACTTGTCTTTTTCTATAAAGACAGTTTTGTTTAATTCTTGGGATACCTTTTCGCGCAGACCTTCCAGTATGTGTCTAACTGCAGCATCTTGAAAATTCTTTACACTCATATCAGTTGTAATTCATTACATACAAATCCAACACTCGCTTGATGTGTGCTGGCAGATTTGTGGTTGATATGTATTCGATCTGTACTGCATTGGTGCCGGGTGCCTTACTGCTGTGTACAGCTGCGTCATTCTTTAGATAGTACGTTACCAGATCTAATACTGCTAACTTCAAGTCTTCTGGAAGTGTCTCGTACCCAGCATTGTAAGTAACCTTGTAACCATTGATTAGATCTTCAAAGTAACGAGCTGCGTTTACTGGAACGATCTGCTCGGTACTCTTCTTTAATACCCAGTCAGTGTACTCTGTCAATCCAGTCCAAGTATTTCCATAGTCTGTGCTCTGTTCTACACTGGCAATCTGAACTACTGGGGCTTCTGCTAAGTTGAAAACCTCACCACCCTCAAAGTACTCAACTTTGACGTCGTCTAGATAGTCTTTGAATGTTCTGCGACAAATACTCTTTACCAGTTCGCTTACTTTTGGAATGATGCTGTTTATTGAGGCATCTTGGTTGGGACTGGTAATGCCAACGTAGTTTTTATATTCATTTAGAGTAATTAGACTGATGGCCATGACCTCTCCTTGGTTTTTCCAAAAGGCTGTGTCAACCCTTTGGAAAAACCGGGGACTTTTCAGTCCCCAGTTTTAAGATTAAGCGATGTAGCGTAGAGCGCTAACGCCGTCACCGTTGTTTGTAGTAACTTGTGTCATGCCGGTGCGTAGTGAAGCAACCATTACACGACGTTGTGTTTCAACTAGGTCTTGTGTGTCAACACGTAGACCACGCTGATTACCAACTAGGAAGTTCATAGGAGCATAAGCAATAGCACCAACTGTGCCAGCAGCCTTGTCTTCGAACTCAGCACTTACCAATACTGGACTATTAGCAACAGTACCAATCTGACCTGTTAGAATGGTGGCTTGTGAACCAACCTTGTCCATTGTCTGGAAAGATTCGTCGTCTAGTAGGTCATAGTAGCCGTCTGTAGAAACAACATAGATAACTTCAGCAGGATCTAGACCCCAAGCACCTAGGTCACGACGTAGACTACGTAGTGTAGCAACAGTTAGCTTGTCAGCATTGCTGATGTCTAGTGTTACTTGGCTAGAAGCGTCATAGGTAGAGAGACCCTTGACTGGATCAGCACCAGCACCGGCACCACGTAGCATGGCACGGTCAACAGCGCGAGCAACACGGCGAACCATGGCATCACGGATAACAGGCATGATTGCTAATAGAGCGTCTTCTTCTTCTTCGAAGGCAACGTATTCATTTGTAGCTACCTTGTAGGCGCTCAATGTGATTTCCTTCAAACCGTGGGTCTGGTTGTTACCAGCACTGGCTGAAGAGCCCCACTGACTATTCTGAACCCAAGAGGCAACAGTTGCTTCTGGATTTAGAGGAATCTTCATTACGTTGGTCTGCATTGCGATACCACGTAGGGTAGGAGCAACGACTAGACGACGACGTACTTCGTTTTCCATGTTTAGAGAAACTTCTGTTTCCCATGTGGCGCTGGGTAGGTGAGCACCAGGCTGTGAACCTGTATATTTCTCAACCATTTGGGCACCGAAACGAGTGCTCTCAATGCTCTTACCAGCCATCTTGGCAAGTAGAACGGCCTTTTCCTTGTCTTGATAAGACATTTCGCCTGGCTTGCTGTCGGCAAATGTCATCTTTGAGCGCTGGATGGCTTCTAGCTCAGCAGCCTTCTCCTTTAGAGCAGCCTCTAGACCTTGTAGAACACTCTTGTTGCTGTCACGCTCGGCCTGTAGACGCTTCTCAACTTCGGCCAATAGCTTTTCTGAACCACTCTGACCAACTTCGATCTGAGCTTGTACAGCAGCCTTAACGCGAGCGTCGATTTCAGCCTGACGGGCTGCTTCTAATGCCTTGGCTTCTGCTTCGGCTTGTTGACGGGCTTCTAGAGCCTTAGTTGCTTGTTCGGCAGCTTCACGAGCAGCTTGGGCAAGCATTTGCTTGATTTCTTCTGGATTCATATTCCATT